GTGCCATCCGCAGAGCTGACGCTGAGTGCTTCGATGGCGGAATACTGGCGCACGTACGCCACGACCCAATCCTTGCGAGAGCCGCCGCTGATAACGACAAGGCTCATGCGAAGGTTGCAGACCTGATCCAGCGTACCTCCACCCGCGAGACCCACCCTCGTCGGCGGCGTCACGAACGAGCCGTCCGTCGTCCGCTGCACGGCCACGTAGAGGCCATGACTTGAAGCAGGCTGAGTATTGATCGCCGAATCGTTCGTGAGGTCCTGGCCATTGCGCGCGCCGAGCACCCAGGCGGTGCAGCGCAGGGTGCCCGCGTCGTTGATCATCGACTCAACTTCGATGATCTCGCCACCCGTCGCGTCGACAGGGTGAAGCGTGCCGTAGCAGGACGGGATGCGGTTCACCTCACGGTAGCCGTGCGCGGCGTCGGAGCCGACGTACTCGAACAGGGTACTCTCAGCCGCCACGAGGAGCTTGGAGCCGTCTTGCGCGTCGTTGGCGCCGATGGCCTCGGCATCGGACGGAAGGACCGTAGCAGTGCCTCCAAAGGCCGTGGCAGGGGTGTTCGTGGTCCCCGTCTGCGCAAGCAGGTGCATCCCGGCGCGCTTCTCGATGCGGCCTGGCTTGCGCACGACGCAGTTCGCGAGCAGCGCCATGTTCGGCGGCTGGAGCTGGTCCGGGTCCGTATGCTGGTCGATGCCGCCGACGAACGGAACCTGGACGATAGAATCACGAGTCGGCATCAGAAGATCTCCAGGTGCAGTCGTACCGGCGTCGTCACAGGGTTCCCGTTCGAGTCCGTGGGAGCGATGTAGCGCAGCCGCATGATCTTCTGCCCGAGCGGCCCAGGAACTTCAACCACTTGCAGGTTTGGCGCGGCGTACGGGGCCGAGGAAGCGTTCGGCGTGTCGGTCACGACCTTGGCGATGTTGAAGCCGGCCGCGCTGCGCCCGAGCGAGTGCGGGATGTCGACGATCTGGCCGGGCTTGAACTGCACGCCGGCGTCCGGCGTTTGCTGGCCGAGCGCCGTAACAAGCTGCTTCGGCGGAGGCTGCTGACGGAGCGCCTTCGTCGCCTGCGCCAAGCTGTCCTGCATGGCGTTGACGAGCGGGTCCTTCGCGTCGCGGGTGAGGTACTGCGACGGCTTATCGAGCTGCGGCATGGCGACCTCCTAGTAGCGTCGGGCGTAACTGGCGGAGTAAGGCCAGAGGCCCATGTTGTAGCTGACGTCCGTGATGCGCTTGGCCTGGCCAGCGTCGCGGTTCTGAAGCGCCGTGGTGACGCGACTCCAGACACGAGCGGCCTCGCGCTCAAGCTGCGAAGTATCGCTCTCCTCCTTCGCGAGGAGCTTGATGGCCGCGTCGATGACCACCCACTCTTCCCATCCGTTGCGGCCGTCGAGCGAGTCGACCGTGATGGTGCCGACCGTGGTGCCAAGGTTCGGCGAGCCGGCGTAGATAGAGTTTGGCGTAAAGCCAAAGGCCCACGACGGCACCGTGTAGCCGCTCGTGTAGTCGGTGATGACGACGCTGGTGATGGTGCCGCCAGCGATGACGACCGTTGCACTCATCCCAACGCCAGCACCGCCATGCACGGGCACCTCGTAGTAGGTGCCGTTCGTGAGGCCGGAGCTGCCATTCGTGACCGTGGCCGTGTAGCCCACAGCCTTGGCGCTGGGGTAGTACCAGACGCGCAAGTACGAGATCCCGTTCGAGTTCTCCGGGATGATCTGGATAGCGTCGCGCTGCGTCACAGGGTTCTGCATGACGCGGTAGGCGATGATCGGGTAGTACGGGTTCAGCGCAGGGGTGGCCGCGTAGATGTTGCGCTCCTCCCAGTTGAACCGAGGCACGTTGACGACTACCTCGTCCGAGTACACGGCGTCGACGCCGCGCACCTGGTAGACGTCCGTGGCCTTGAGTCCTGCCACCGAGGTGTTCAGCGGGGCGAAGTCGTAGAAGCCTCCGTTCGTCGCGGCGATGTCGACGTACTTGAGGTAGTAGTCCTCGCCAGACGAGCACATTTGCTCGTAGAGCTGCGTCCACGACTGAGAGACGGCCCGGTCGACCTCCCAGTCCGTAACGAAGGCGGAGTTCACCATATCGGCCCGCTGACGAACCTCGGCCCGCAGGTCGGTAGTAGTCCTCGAACGCGACATGGTGAACTCCTAACCTATCAGTCTTCTTCTTCGTAGTCGCCGCACATGGAAACGAGCGCGTCGAAGGCTTCCGCCCCGGCCTCGTCGTCTCCCATCTCGAAGGCTTTCCGCATCTTGCGGAACATCTTCACCTTGTCGGGCGAAGGGCCTTCCATCTTGGAAGAGGACGGACCCTCCTCCTCGTTGTCGCCACCCTCCCCGGGCTTCATCCCGAGGAGGATGGCAATCTTGCCGCCCTTGCCGCGCATCACACCGTCACCGCGGTATCGCGAACGATGCACTCGAAGCAGATGTCGTCGTCCGCGGTGAGGTTCGCGAGCGCGCCAGTGGCGTCGAGGGCGCCGAGGATGACCCCAGCGATGGTGCCGTCTGCGTTCGTAACGATGCTCTGGACGACGATCCAGCGCGAGTTCGTCGCGTCAGGGGCCGCCACAACGGCATTTGCGAAGCAGGCGACAAGCCCGAGGACCGGCGTAAGTTCGGTCGTCGAGTTGCCGAAGCGGACGCGGTAGAGGCCGGTGCCGGCCCTGTCCGCGACGTACCGCTTGCCTTCGAGAACGGTGAGCGTTGCACCGTTCACATTGAAGCGACCGCTGATTCGCGTGTCGCCCGGAATGTTGGTCCGCAGTTGGGACCGGAGAGCAGAGGGGCCCATGGAGTTTTCCCTTTCAGGCTATCAGGCGCCCCAGTTGTAGAGGTAGCCGTTCGAGCCGGGGTTGTCGCAGCCGATCTGGTAGTACGACGCGAAGCGGGCCTCGTAGTTGTCCGAGGTCGGCTGACGGAGCACGCTCACGCCGTCGAAGTCGACGAGCTGGAACATGCCGCCAGGCGCGCAGCTAATGCTCCACGACGGGAGGTTCAGCATGTACGCCTTGTTCATCGGGCAGAAGGGGTCCTGGATGAACGGGATCGGGCCGTTCTGGCCAACGAACACGACGTCCTGGAAGTTGAGGTTCTGCTTGGGGTCCTGCGCCGGGATGCGGATGACGTCCGAGAGCGCCGACTTCTTGAGGTTGCCGATGGCGAGCGGGTTCGCGACGATGTGCGTCGGGTAGCCGATGCCCTGGAAGAGGATGTTCGCCTCAAGGTCCTGAAGCGCCTCGACCATGTTACGGCCGGCCGCGTTCGACACCTGGCCGCCGAGGCGAACCTTGTCCGACGCACGGTTCAGGCCGAAAAGCGTGTCGCCAACCGGCTGCGTGCCGATGAGGTCGCCACCGATCCACTGCTCAATGCCCGCCGGCGAGCGCGCGTTCGTGTCGTAGCTCGTCGCCACGCCATCCGGCGCGATGCCATCGCCGTCGCGGACGATGATGTCGCCGTTCGACACGGCGAACGTCGCACCCGCGAGGGTGATGGTCGCGGTGCCAGCGTTGATGTCGCGGTCGACCGCCGACACCGTGCGGGTGTCCGCAGCCGAGAAGGTCGTGGTCGTACCGCCAGCGGCCGTACGGTACGACGCGGCGAACGAGTCGGCCGTGTAGAACGACAGGCTCATGCCCGACTCGAAGTTCGCGATATCAGCCGCGGTTTCGAGGGTGATCTGCGTGAAGCCACCGACCGTGGCGCTCGACGCGACGCGACCAATGCGGCCGGTGCCGGTGCCGTACACGAGGCGGCCGGCGCTGTTCTGCATACCGCGAACGACGCTAGTCGAGCGGTTACGCCAAACGTTGACGAGCGCACCGGGGTCGACCGCCGTGCGCATGACTTCACCGCTGACTCGCACGAAGCCGTAGTGCTGGACACGGAACATCTCGAAGCGGCGGTACTGCTCGGCCGAGTCGGCGTTCGCGAGCGCGCGGCTGAAGTCCGAGCCGAAACCCTGCGGGTTCGACATCTGGAGCGCCATCACCTTCTTCTCGCCCGTGAAGTCCGCCTTCACCGGGATGCGGTTCAGGAGGGCCTGCTTGTTGTACGAGAGGTTGGGGACGCCAGCCTTGTAGAGGAGCTTGAGCGCCTTGTCGACGGCTGCAACGGAGGATGAGATCGGCATTGTGGTTTTCCCTAGTTAGCGGTTGCGGTTCTTGCGACTTCGTTGAGAAGCGCGTCCTGCTCGTCCGCGCTGAGGTCCCAGAAGTTCTTTGGCCCCCCGAGCTTCGTCTCCGAAGCGGACGCTTGGCTTGGGGAACGGGGTTTCGAGGCGCCCGAGGCGGGCTGCGTCGCCTTGCGCGCAGCGCTCACACCCTTGAGCTTTTGCAGCTTCTTCGCGTACTTCATCTCCAGGAAGTCCGCGATGTCTGCATCCTCGATGTCGTCGGGGTCATGCCCGGCTTTGAGAAGGTCGGTGGCGACGACTTCGGCCTCGCGGATGAGCGCGTGCGGGTCGTCGGAGAACCACTCGTACAGCGACGGGTAGTCCTCGGTCGTGATCATGGAGCAGAACTCCTGCTCCTCCTGGTGGCGCTGGCGCTCCTCAGAAAGTTTGGCCTCGCGCTCCTCGGCTTCCTTCTTCTGCTTCTCGAAGGACTCGACGCGCTCCTGCACGGCCTTGAGCTGCTGCGCGAGCTGCGACTGCGGCGTGTTCTCTTCAAGGACGCGCTGCGTAAACGTGTCGAGGTCGACGCCAAGCTCCTGAAGCGCAGAAAGCGGCGACTGGTAGAACTTGCTCTTGAAGCCGTCGAGGTCGAAGGACGACGCAGCCTGCGGGCGAGCCTGCTCGTACTCGCGCAGCTTCTCCGCAAGCTCGGCCTGGCGACGCGACTCGGCCTTGGCAGCCTTGGCCGCGCGAGCCTTCTCCATGCGGGCGCGAAGAACGGCACGCGGGTCGATGTCGTCGTCCGCCGCCCTGGCGGCCTTCTGCGGGGCCTTCTCGTCCGGAGCGGCCTCTGCTTCGTCCGCGCCAGCATCGGCCGCGGGATGGGCATCCTCGGCGCCGGAAGCGGCCCCATGGAACGCATCGGTCACGGCGGCCATGAGGTCGGCGTCGGAGACGGAGAAATCAGACGTGTTATCGGCGAGATCGCTCATTGAAGGACTCCCATAGAGGCAGGGTTGGGCGGAGCAGCGCCCTCCCCGGCCATTGGGGCGGCTTCCTGAGCCATCTCGCCGGTCTGCTCACCGGGGAGAGGCGCCTGAGGCTGCGGAGCCGCCTGCTCCGGAGCCTGCATGGCGGCAATCTTGGCCGCGCAACTCGTGATGAAGTCGGCAACGAGGGCGCGCTTGCGCTCCGGTACGTTGTCGACGAGGCACTTCGCGTAGAAGAGCTTGGCGCGCTCCATCTGGAAGGCCGGGTCGATGTAGTCGGACGGCTCGCTCGCCTGTCGCTTCTCGACCATGTTGTAGAGCATCTGGTCGACGGCATCGAGCGGCGCGTTGCGGAGGTCTTCCTCGGCGTCGATGTCGGGCATGTCGAGGAGGCGGCGCAGGCTCGGCAGGTCGACGAGGTTGTACTGCGCCATCGAGAGGATCTGCTCGAACTTGGCCGAAGGCTGCTTCGAGAGGTTCGACACCGGGTAGACGCGGAGGCGGTACTCGCGCTCGTCCATGCGCACTTCCGACCAGGCCACCTCTTCGAGGGTGCTCTTCGTCGGACGGGCGACGGAGACGTCCACGTCGGCGGCGAGCAGGGCCTCGGCCTCGTCGACGATGAGGCGCGCGACGTCGACCGCGAACTGCTCGTGCAGCTTGTGGAAGACGTGCAGGCGCTCGGACTCGAAGTCCTCGAAGACTTGCAGCGCCTTGCCCGAGGCAGCGCGAAGGCCCGCAGGAAGCTCCGAGTGGGCGCTCATGTTCGAGAGCCCGAGACCCATGTTGATCTCGTTCGGGATGCTGTTCCGGTAGGCGTACGTCTGCGGGTTCACCGGGTCCGGGTTGAACGTCATCGGCGGCGAGCCGCCCGGCAGGTACTCGATGATGGTGCCGATGCCGTTGTCGAGCGAGACGGTCTTCCCGAGCGTCCCGGCCTGCATGATGATGTGCGAGCCGCCCATGAGGTTGTGGGCGAGCTGGAGCTTGTGAGAGAGCTTGTTGTGCTCTTCCTGAGCCGGGGCGAACTCGAAGACGGCGGACGAGCCCCAGAAGCCCACGAGCGGCACGTTGCGGCGCTCGAAGGCGAACGGGAAGCGCTCACGGGTCCACGGCTCCTCGACGAGCGTGCAGTTGTCGAGGCAAATGACGTGCTTGCCGTCGCGCTCGCCAGGAGCGGACGGGAGGTGCCACGCCTCGTAGACGTAGATCAGGTCCGAGCCCGAGTTGATGATGAACTCGGCCATCTCGGAGTCGGTCGGGATGCTCACGGCGTCGATGCACGCACGCCGCGTGGCGAGCGCGCCGTAGAAGCCGTTGCCCTCGGTGGCGCCCTTGTGCGCGTAGAGCGCACGCACGACCGAGCGGTCCATGAGGTGACGCTGGATGAGGTTACGCGGCTGGCCGTAGCGGGCCTCGGCGTCGTCGACGAAGATGTCGAGCATCGGCACGACTTCGAGCTGAAGCTGCCCGTTCGTGCTCGTGACCTTCATGCAGCCGGTGCCGTCGACAAGCGTAGCCAGGTCGACGTGGAGGC